CTGATAAACCCGAAGGCGATGATTCTGAGAAGGGCGTCTCAAGCTGGAAAGAGATCAAAAGCGAAATGAAAAAGGCCCGCGAGGAGCGGGATCGTCTCAAGGCCGAATTGGAAGCCACCAAAGAGAAGGTGGGTAAATACGAGGGTGAAACGGTCAAGACCCTTCAGGAAGAACTGGAAGGCTACAAAACCCGCATGGCAGAGCTTAATCGCGAGCTAAAGACCGCAAACTTTGAACGAAGCCCCGAATACGTCGAAACCATTAAAAAGCCCCTCAGTGGCCTTCAGGGCGATTTGAAAGCTATTGCAGAAGCTAATGACGCAGACTTCTCTAAACTTTGGCAAGCCATCACCGAGCCCGATGCCCGCAAGCGTATCGACTCTTTGGAAGACCTGACCAGCGACTTTAAGCGCATGGAACAGTTGTCCATCGTCAAGATGGCCGATAAATACCATGAACTGGCCCAATACCATGAGAGGTTCCAGAGTGAGGCCGAATCCCTTGCCGAGGCCGAAAACGCCCGAAAGGCCCAATCTGAGCAGGAGTTTATCGAGAACGACCAAAGGCTTCAGAAGGCGTTTACAGCCAAGACTTGGACAAATTTGGAAGACCGCTACAACTTCCTCCAAGAAATCGATGGGCAGGATGAATGGAATGGCAGTATCCGCAGTGCCAAGAAAAACGCCTCAGAGACCAATCTGGATCGCTTGAGCGTCGAAGACCGAAGCGCCATCCTTGCACGGGCTGCTGTTGTCCCCTTTCTTGAGTCGGCCATCAACCACTACTCTGCCCAATTGCAGAAGGTTAGCGAGACCAAGGACGCCGAAATCAAAGAACTCAAAACCCAACTAGAAGGATTGGTTGGGGCTACTCCAAGTCTTGGCAAGGCTACCGAAACGGATGCCAGCGAAGAAGACGAAGATGTGGACAGCTTGATGAATTTCGGAAAATCTATTTTCCGTTAAAATTCTGCTATTGACAATTTAACGCAAATGTAATAGTTTGCGCTTAAGACTTAAGTCTGAGTTGGTCGCAGACGCCTCGCTGGCTGGTTAGCCTTCAAAATTTGTAGCCGTAAATCTCTGGTCGCGGCCCAGAAAATCAACCGATAGACGGGCATCCTATGCCTATCAATCAAACCTAACCCTTAAACTAAATAGAAAGAAATAAAATTATGTCAGCACCTATTGGAAGCCAAGCTTCTTGCGAATCAATTTCTGACCAGTTTCAACGCGAAACGGGCAGGATCGCTCTTGGTACACATCGCTTGGGTCTTTATAAGGATCCCTATATGCGTTTTGTAACGCAATCCGCTTTCCCCGACAACATGGGAGCGGTTATCACCAACACCATCGCCCAGCGCACTGTTGCCGTTGGTAGCGGGTGGGAAGATGTCGGCGTCACTGGCGTTGAAGGCGAAGCCAACTCCTGCTTGGCCCCCGTCAAAACCGTTGGCTATGCCTTCGATCAGAAAACCTTCAAGCTCCGCCATCAGGCGATTGAGTCGAACTGGATCTGCTTGGAAGACGTTCGTACTTCGGCGTTCCCGATTGACGATGTCAACAACTACATCAAAATCCTTGCCGATAACGTCAACAAAGAGTGGGTTGAGCGTTATGACAACGACTACTACGCAGCCGTGACGAAAGTTTCTGTGGAACCTGGCCTTGCCGAGTCCACGGGATCGACTTTTGGTTCGCTGCCGAACCCGACCTCCGTCTTGACGGTTGGCGTCCTTCGCGAACTCTATGATCGTCTCTACCAGAACAACGCTGGTGATGACGGTGATGCGGTGACCGATGACGGCTCGCCCGTGTTCAACGTATTTGCCGAACGAGCCACGATTGAGAACCTGATCAAGCTCAACGAAGATGTCCGTCAGGACATTCGCTGGAGTGATCGCGTTAATGATCTGCTTGGTGCTAACGGCTCCTCGCTCCTGCCCCGTAAGGCTTACGGTGGATTTGTGTTCCATAGCCGCCCGTTCCCGAAGCGTTTCAACGACAACGGATCTGGTGGTTATACCGAAGTTGCTCCCTACGTCTCCACGACTGGCGCGACCAAGGGCACGAAGTTCATCATCAACCCCGCCTACAAGGCTGCGAAATATACCTCCACGGTTGTTTTCCATCCGAAGGCCGTTGAGTGGCTGGTTCCGAATCCTAACCTGAAAGTTGGAAAACTCGTTTACGATGCCCAAAACTATCGTGGAGATTTCCGCTGGATCAACGAGTTCGACCGCAATTGTAACCCTGACAAAAACAGCGGTTACTGGCGGGCGAAGATGGCGTGTGCCGCAAAACAGGTGTTCCCTGAATTCGGCTATTACATCCTCCACTTGCGCTGCAATCTGGCCAACGACCTCGTTGCCTGTAGCTCTGGTAGCGGATACGGCTACCTCGCGGACTAATAGCTAGTCTCTATTCATCAAGGCTTGCCTTGGAGTAAAATCTAAGGCAAGCTCTATGAGGAGAGAATAACTATTATGAAAATCAAAATACCTACCGATTATACTTTGCCCGAAGACGTTGCTGACGGGGACTCATTTGAGGAGCTTGTCAGTTTCCGCGTCGAAGGCGACTCGCTGGTTCCTACCATGATTGCTGGCGTTGAGATCGCCGCAGACGAGTCCGACGAGGACACGGAGATGGAGGACGAGGCTGCTGACGAAATGGAAGCAGCTTCCCCTATGGCTGGCATGGGTGAGCGTATCATGGGCATGGCTTAAAGGACGGAGACCATAGGCTATGGCTCTCCCTACTTTAGATGCTACTTTTGCTTCGGCGGCGGATCAGCCCCGAAGGTATATGCTTTCCCAATGGCTGGTAGGAGAAAAAGAAGAAGTAGCTGGGCCATCTAGTGTTTTGGTTTCTGGCGCGGGGTCGGAGGGAGCGAATGGCACTTATATTGCGCGTGGCGAAGAAAATGGAAAACCATACTATAACTTAGTTGGCGAAGCTGATTCCCCGTCAGAAAATTCTATTTTTTGGAATGGAAGTAGGTGGGGAATAACAGATTCTAATAGTGATTTTTATTATGAATCAGCAGAAGATATTGAGTTTCCTTGGCTGGTCGAAACGTGGACAATATCAGATACTGGCGAATCTCCCATTCCGTCTGTTACCGAAATCCCCGCAACCAATCCAATTGCCAATTACGTCACCCTCCCAGAACGCTATCTCTGGGCCAAGATTGCCGTAGCCGCAGGCGCACCCAAGACCGAAGCAGACTACATCTCTCTTCCTAAACAATATGCATGGAAGGCGATTTACGATGCGGTTTCGGGGTCGAGCGCGGGCACTATCGACTGGGGAGAAAAGCAAGCTTTGGGACATATTGCCGCCGCCTATCGCGGAGACACGGGCAACCCAGCAAACCTAGCCACATATATCGACTGGCCTTGGCGCTATCAAGTGGCTTCAATCATTACGTCACTATGAGCATTGAAGAGATTCCAAGACGCAGGGGGATGGAGCGCGGAGTAAAACTCACGATGAGTGAGTTGATTGCGGGGATTGCCTTGATGATTACTTTGTTTTCGGCCCTCAATGGGTGGATTGTATTGCCAGAACAAATGAGGCACATCCAAACCAATGATGCTAAACAGGATGCGCGGATTGAGATGATTAATAAAGAAAACCAAGAGAGATCTGAGACCTTGGCCCGAATTGACGAACGCACAAAAAGAATCGAAGATTACTTGAAATCCAAGGGATTCTAGCCTAACTTTAAATCTATGAAATCATTCTTTAGCTACCTCTTCGGGATTCCTGCCAAAATCTGGAACTTCTACGCTCCGATCCTTCGCGAACTCTTTGTGGATGCTGCGGCGTCCCTTCTGCCCCTTGCCTTGGACATCGTCCGCGAGTTGGCCGACTCCAGCAAAAGCGGAAGCCAAAAGCGCGAAGCAGCCGTCAAGAAGCTAACCAGTGCTGCCCTGCGTAATGGTATTGACGTTTCGGAGTCCTTGATCCGCTTCACGATTGAATCGGCGGTTCAGCGGGTGAAGTTGGAGGAATAATCAAATGAAAGAT